GATATGCAAAGTCCTGCAAGTCCTGCTGGTGCAGATGACAATCTAGTAGCTAATACTAATTAAAGGAGAATATTATGGCTACAAAAATTGATTTAAGAGAAGAAAAATATAAAAATCTGAACGAGCAGCAAAAAAAAGCTGTAGAAAAAATGACTATTCGTCAAAGACTAAGATCAGGTTTTCCTGCCCAGCTTAAAAGAATAGACGACAGGCAAAAAACAAAAGTTAAAGAGACAATAAAGAATTCAAAAGCACTTGCTGAGGCACTTTCGTATGCTATTCCTGGATTAGGCATGGCAAAAATTACTGCCAAACTAGCAACATTAGCACCTAAAGCTATTAAAAACCTTAAAGCAGCAGTAGGTAAAAATAATATAGATGCTGTTAGATTAGCATTTGGACTAGATAAAAAAGTTGGTGGTGCGAAAAGTAATCTTGTTAGTCCAAGAATTAAAAAAGGACTAGGTGCTAGACCAGTAGGTAAAGGAGTAGTTAAAAAAGCTAAAAATATTCGTCGTGGTGCCGCAGCTACTGCAGCAGTTGCAGCAACCGCTGCTGCTCTTAAAGATCAAAAAAAGAAAAAACCTATTTCTAAGAAACGTGTTGAAAAACCTACTACTACTCCTACTATTGAAACAAAAAAACCTAGAAAAAAACCAACTGTTAGTGCTACTAAAACAAACGATCCAACAGAAGGTGGACGTTATGCCTTTTATCCTGGTCAAACTTCTAAAGATTTAGGATTAATGTACGAAGTAGACAGGAATAAAATGTCTGATGAAGTACGTGGAAGACTAGAAGAAGCAGAACTTTATGAAAGCGATTCTAAGGGTGGTCGTGTAGGAAAAGGTAAGAAGAAGAAAGTAAGTCAAGCACCTCGCGGTGTTCGTTCTGCACTTAGAGGTTTTAAACCTAATATAGGTGCTAGTAAAGGAAGTAAACGTACTAGAGGTACAGGAGGCGGCTGGGTTTAAGTATGGATAAACAAAGCAATGATTCATTAAAAAGTATACCTGAAGATAATGTAGGTCTTAGTAAACTTCCTACACCTGTTCGCAATAAAATGGGATATAAGAAAAAAGGTGGTAAGGTTGGTAAACCTCTAGGCTGTGGACAAGCAGAAAGAGGTTTTGGTAGAGGACCATATAAGAAGCAAGGAATGTAAGATGGCTAAACTTTGTCCTAAAGGAAAAGCTGCAGCAAAAAGAAAGTTTGATGTTTACCCATCAGCTTATGCTAATATGTATGCATCTGCAGTCTGTAGTGGCAAAGTAACTCCTGGTGGAAAGAAAAAGAAAAAGGCTGTTAAGAAGAAAAAGGGAGGCGGTCTTCGGAAGTGGGTAGGTGAGAAATGGGTTGACATTGGTGCGCCAAAGAAGGATGGTAAGTATCAACCTTGTGGTAGAAAATCTACTAAAGGAAGTAAAAGAAAATATCCTAAGTGTGTGCCACTTGCTAAAGCAAAAAGTATGACAGCTTCTGAAAAAAAATCTGCTGTTAAAAGGAAAAGAGCTAAACCTCAAGGAGTAGGTGGCAAACCTACAATGGTAAAAACATTTAAGTCAGGGGGTGGTCAAATTAAGCCTAGAGGGTGTGGGATAGCCAAGAGAGGTTTTGGTAAAGCTATGAAAGGTAAATAGGTACAGAATGGCAGTAAGAACAAAAAAGAAAAGTGTACGAAAAGGTAAGGGCATGAAAGGAATGACTATCGGTGGTGGTCATAAACGTCCTACTAAATCTGGTGCTGGTTTAACTGCTAAAGGAGTAGCTAAATATCGCAGACAAAATCCTGGTAGTAAACTTAAAACTGCTGTAACTGAATCTAAACCTACTGGTAAGAGAGCAGCAAGACGTAAGAGTTATTGCGCTAGATCAGCAGGACAGATGAAGAAGTTTCCTAAAGCTGCTAAGAATCCTAATTCAAGACTTAGGCAAGCTAGGAAAAGGTGGAAATGTTAAAAAAGAAAAAAGACCCTAAAGTTGGTACGGGAAAAAAACCTAAAGGATCAGGACGTAGACTTTATACAGATGAGAATCCAAAAGATACAGTAAGTATAAAATATGCTACAGTTAAAGACGCTAGAGATACTATTGCAAAAGTTAAAAGGATAAGAAAGCCATATGCAAGAAAGATACAGATATTAACAGTATTAGAACAACGTGCAAAGTTTGCAAAGAAACCAGAACAATCTAGGTTAGCAAAAGTTGCTAAACAAACATTAAGAAAGAAACATAAAAGTAAAAAGTAAAATGGCATATTTAAGTTCAAACATCCCACAATTTAAATGTTGGGTGCGTAAAGAATTTACTAATAACCACATGGACTATGAAGGAGAATATTTACACGCTTTAGTAATTGCAGTTAATACAATACCAGACAGATCATTAACTTTTAATGTTGTATTTACTGGATGTGATGAAGAAGAAAATGTACATGGTGGAGCAATGTGGGCAAGGATGCCCATTACAGCTTTAATAGCTGATACTAGGTTAGAAGAATGGCCTGTTAAAATGCCCACCCATTTAGCTCAACCTTGGGACTGTTCTTCTAGAAATCATGCTATAATAGTAATGGAAAGAGTATCTTCAAGTCCTTGGTTATGTAAGATAGACAATGTTTTTCACACTGGGAGATATTTATTTACGGTAGATTATACAGATAGTTCTATATCAGATGATCCTGCACAACATAAACAGTCACATGTTTTAGAATTAATTGATGCAGGAGAATATACTGGTAATATCGTAGCACTACCAAACAATAGAGTAAGAGTAACTAACCCTGCTTTGTGGGTAACTGGTGAAGGCGCACCAAGTTTTGCACCAAGTCAGTATGTTCATTCAGCAGAAATACATGACAGCTATATGAATCCATATCTAACTTTTAACAACTTGTATCAAAAAGGAAATGAAGACAATGATGAAGAAAAGTAAATATATGTCTAAGGGCGGTGCTATGAAAAATACTAAGTACATGTCTAAAGGTGGAGCAATGAAAACAACTAAGAATCGTTCAAAAGGTGGTGCTATGAAGAAAAGCAGCAAAGCACCTCATAATCGCCTTTATTAGTAATGGCAATAAATAGATCAAAGATAAGTCAACAAATTCTTAAACCACCATCTAAAAAGAAAAAGAAAAATAAACTTATTAGATCAATTGCTTTTAAAACAAATAGGCGCATTAAGTCTAAAAGGAGATAAAGATGTCAAATAATCCAGAGGGAATAAAAGAATATACTTATAATTATATTCGTAATCCTCGTACTGCAGAAGATATAGATAAGATGACAGGTCGTCCCACTGGTCAAGGATATGGCGCTGCACGTAAAGGTCCACAGATTAAAGCCAAAGAACAGGATGTTGTGGTGGACTATGATCCAGGTAAAATCATAGAATACAAAGACTAGGAATAACTAAATGGCTACTAGCGGAACATACGACTTCTCAATGGATATTGATGAAGTTATTCAAGAAGCAACGGAGATGATTGGTGGTGAGCAGACATTAGGACATGAACCTAAATCTGCCCGTAGGTCAATTAATCTTCTTCTCCAAGATTGGCAGAACCGTGGTATTCTTCTTTGGACTGCTGGTACAACTGCTATTTCAGTCTCTACCAGTGTAACATCTTATGCTTTAACTTCAAGTACTATTGATGTTACTGAGGCAGTTCTTAGAAGAGATAATGTTGATCTTCAACTTGAGCGTATTACGATGGAAGAGTATTTAAAGATTCCTCGTAAGAGCCAGACAGGTAGACCTAATCAATATGCTATTCGCAGAGGTAAAGATAATCCTACTTTATTTCTTTGGCCTGTACCTGAAAATACTACAGACATTCTAAAGCTAGAAAAAGTTAAGTACACAGAGGATGTAAACAAGTCTGCTGGTCAAACTGCAGATGTATCTCGTAGGTTCCTTCCTTGCCTTACTACAGGTTTAGCTTACTACATGGCTATGAAACGTCCTGGTACAGATGCAGGTCGTGTTGGTCTTCTTAAAGCAGAGTATGAAGAACGTCTTATGAATGCTATGCATGAAGACAGAGAAAGAGCAAGTGCTTATTTCTTACCTAGAATAAATAGGGTATAATAATGGCAAGTAACAAGAACGCCAAAGCTGTATGCGATATATGCGGTTTTGTTTATCCACATAGGGTAATGAAACTGAACAGTTATGGTTTACTTGTTTGTCCTACAGATTTTGATGGAGCATATGATTTAAAATGTCATCCACAGAATAAAGTACCTGATGTAAGAGATGATATAAATATTCGTAATCCTCGTCCACCGTCTAACTCAGATAGAGGCATTGAGTGGCAGAATGCTAATACTAAATGGGAAGACACAGATAGATTTTGGAATTTAATATAATGGCAACACTCACTGGCAAACTCATATCAAATAGTTACAAAGATTTACTTCAGGTAAGTAATAGTAATAGTGGTGTAGACTCAACTGTACGTTTTGTTTCAGATGGTGAAGGAACAAACTCAGCCTTAAAAATAAGTAACTCTGAAGTAGAGACAACAGGTAAACTAACCGTTGGTGCTGCTCTTAGTGCATCAGGAAATATAACTGGTAATGCTTTAACTATAATAGGCAATATTAGTGCAGCAGAATATTATGGTGATGGTTCTAATCTAACTGGTATAACAGCATCTATACCAAACTCAGTTACTTCTTTTACAGCTAATCAACTAACAGTTGTTAGTGGTGCAGCATTCACTGGTAAAGTTAGTGGTACTGCAGCAGAGTTTAGTGGCATAGTATCAGCAGCAACATTTACTGGAGCAGCAGGTATATTTACAGGTAAAGTAAGTGGTACAACTCTTGCTATGACAGGAGCAGTATCTGCTTCTACATT